GGTGCCACTGTAGCAGGCAGTGCAGATCTACAGGCCTACTATCTAATGGCCACTAATGAACGTGTAAACAAAAACTTCTTTGACTTGGGCAAGCATCCTAAGCTACAATGGTTATTGTGTACTACTGTCAGTCCTAACATGGGCAAGCAACATCACAGTTGGATGGCCAGTAAGAAGAAAGAAGGTAATAGTAAAGTACAAAAGTTTCTACAAGAACTTTATCCTAATTATAAACAAGACGAAATTGAACTGTTAGCAAAGATAAATGATCAACGAGATATTGAAGACATGGCAAGAAAACACGGCGATGACGACAAGTCAATTAAAGCCCGTTTCAAATAGTTTTAAGTGTAAGTATTGCTCAAAAGAATTCCGCAAAGAATCGACTCTTGCGGCACATCTTTGTGAAAGCAAGCGACGTTGGCAACAGGAAAAAGAAACAGGTGTACAATTTGGACTTCAAGCATACCTACGTTTTTTTGAGTTAACACAGGGCTCAGCCAAAACTAAATCATATGCGGACTTTGTTACAAGTCCATACTATCTTGCATTTGTGGCATTTGGTCGCCATATGGTTGAGATACGAGCAGTTAATCCTCGTGCGTTTATTGATTGGGTAATTAAAGAAAATAAAAAACTTGATCATTGGACACATGAATCGATATATGTAGAATACCTAAAACAGTATATGCGTAAAGAAGCTACGCAAGATGCACTTGAACGTGCTTTATTGGAGATGCAACGACATGTGGATGATAACTTGGGAAAATTTCCTAACGGGTTTAGTGACTATTTTAGATTGGCTGGTCCAAATCGTATTTGTCATCATATCAGTAATGGGCGTATTAGCCCTTGGATTGTGTTTAATTGTCAATCTGGTGTGGAATTTCTTGAGTCCCTTACCGAAGAACAAATAGTAATGATATTACCTTGGATTGATCCGGACTTTTGGCAACGCAAATTTGCAGACTATGTAGCAGATACAGAATGGATTAAAGTAATACTCAAGGGAGCCGGCTTATAATGGAAGAATTAGTAGAACAACTACGTGGTGATGTATTGATGCTACGCAATGATGTGGCCATGTTGGCATATGACGTAACACAACTACGTAAACAATTAGATGATATACAGGGCATGCTACACCAATCTTATAATTCAGTAGGTATAGCACCAAACACTCCACCACCAGATTGGTTACCACCAGATGAAATTTAAATCAGACATTGACATTGACTTTGCAGATCGTGATGAAGTAATTGGTTTACTTGATGTCACGCCTGCCAGTATTTTACGTGACGGCCAATTGGTCAAACATAACACCGGCGTCTATGCTACAGAAATACCTGTGGATCCATTTACAGGGCAAGCGAGCCTAGATTATAATATTGCAGAGGATCGTGGCTATGTTAAACTAGACTTCTTAAATGTTAATTTGTATAAACAGGTCCGAGATGAAGAACATCTATTAGAACTGATGCGTGAACCGGATTGGACAAAGCTGTATGATCCAGAAATCTGCGCAAAATTAATGCACGTCAATGGGCATTATGATTTGTTACTACAGATGCCCGAACCTGTGGATACTATACCTAGACTGGCTATGTTCTTGGCTATTATTCGTCCTGCTAAAAGACACTTAGCTGGCAAGACTTGGAAGGAAGTAAGTGCTACTGTGTGGGATAGACCTGCAGATGATACCTATTACTTTAAGAAAGCACATGCTATCAGTTATGCACAGCTTGTAGTAGTTAATATGAATCTATTGGATCTTGCGAATAAGGGTAATTGATCTGCGTTTACTGCGTTTTTGGGCTATTTCTCTTAGACTAACATAAGGCCCGTGTTGTATAATTACATCTTTGCTGTTGAATGTCTTCAGGCAAGGTCTAAAACCAATCCAATCCTGTTTTAAAAACACATTAATAGGAACCAACCTATTACTTTCCCACCACCATTGGTCTGCTAATTCTAAATAGCGTGTTTTCTGATCCAATGATTTTAACATAGCAAAATCGTATATAGTAGTTATAAACTCGTCTGAGTTTTGTATAATACCGATATAGTCATTTCCGCCGTAGGTAAGGTAGCTAATAAACGGATATTGGTCTAATAAATTCTTGTAACTATCTTCCATTAAGTCCTGCTAAATATGTAATAAGGATCGAGACATAAAGTGCCTACAATCACAAGTTATTTAGCTATTCAAAAATTACCAATTGAAGTTTTGGACTTCTCGAATCCTTTTCTCAAAACAAGGAACAGACCCGTGTATGCACGCCCTATAAAAGTCTATCAAGGTATAGATAATCCAATACAAATTGTAGTTAAAAATCAGGATCAAAAGCCTGTAGATTTAACAGGGTACAGTGTACAAGTTGATATTCAAGATCCTGTTAACCAAGTAACGGCATATAGTTTTGCCGCTAACAGCACAGCACAATACAGCAACTTGACCATAGGTACTACTACTATCTTGTTTACTGCAGCCATAGTCAACAGTTTAGATCAACGTTACTATAAACTAACTACACGTATTATAAACGAATCCGACAGTACACAAGCACCGATGTATACAGATGATAATTTTGGCGCACTTCTTGATTTAGAAGTATTGCCAGCATACTACTCAACTGCTAATCCTGTTTACAATGTTACTGAAACAGTTATTGACCCAGGACTACTACCGTAATGACAACATATTATAGCAACGTACAAGTATCGAAAGTATTAACCCTACGCGGTAATACTATACAGAATAATCGTTATACTGGTATCCCAGGTGAAATCACAGTTGATACACAGGTTAATAGTATTAGAATTCATGATGGCAGTACTTTAGGTGGTCATCCAATTACATCAGCTATTGATACTTCACAACCAGTAACAGGTAATCTAATTCCTAGTGCCAATGTTGCATACAGTTTAGGTAGCCAAACACATCAATGGAAAGATTTATGGGTCAGCAGTAATACTATCTATATCGGTGGCACTCCTTTAAGCATTAATTCCAGTGGTAATTTGTTAGTTAATGGCAATGTAGTATCTGGTAGTGGCGGAGGAAGTAGTTTAAGCAATGGAAGTAACGTGGTTAGCCTTGATGCTCATGGTGCATTGAACCTAGCCAATGTTGGCTTGATCCGTGCTCCAGATAACGGAGCAGGTGCAATTAATCTAGCATCAAATACTTTTGTACAGATGCAATGGTCAGCGAATTCCAATACAGTCGATCCTAACAGTGATTGGACAGGATCAACTACCTGGGTCTATGTTGACAATGGTGGATTCCACGTTGAAGCTATCACGCCTGGTCATGATGCTTATTGGAATTTTGATACTGCTGGCAATTTTACATTCCCAGATAACACCATACAAACCACAGCATTTAGTAATGTTGCTCTATCTAACTACCTTGCTGGCACGGTTACTATTGGTAATTTAACAGTACAAGGTAATATTACTACAGTTAATACAGAAATAGTACAACATAACGAAATAGTCGCTGGAAATATTACCAGTAATAGTTACGTCACTGCTCAATACTTCCAAGGTGGAGCAGCAAGTTTATCAACGGTTAATACAACAGGTAATGTTACAATAGGTGGTAACTTAACTGTATATGGCAATATCTTAACATTCGGCAATGTAACACAGGTATTAACTACAGTATACGGTAATACTGGTCAGTTCTTTGGTGGTTTAAATGGTTTCGGCGCACTATACGCAGGTATATCTTCTGGCTACTCAGTGCAGGCACAGACTGTATTAGAATTAGCCAGCAATTACAACGGATACAGTCAACTAAATCTACAGAATATTAATTCAGGTAATTCAGCAAGTGGCGACATTGTAGTTACCATGGACAATGGTAATACTACTGTTGGCTATATTGACATGGGTATTAACAGTTCTGGATTTGTTGGCGGCAGTGGAAGCGAATTAAATTACCCAGGTGACGGTTACTTATATGTTTACGGTAACCCACTTACTGGTGGCGGTAATTTATTATTATCAACTGCATTAAACAATGATATTGTATTCTCAACAGGCGGACAAGGATCAGCTAATGAACTTGGTCGTTTTGTTAACTCAACAAAAACATTTAAAGTAACTGGTAATATTACAGCTACCGGACAAATGACAATCGGCAGTACTAATGTTATTGCTAACTTAGGTGCTACTGCTGGGACGCTAACAACAATTAACGCTAACCTGGGTGCTACATCAGGTACGTTGGCAACTATAACTGCTAACTTAGGCAGTGTTGCTGGATCACTTGCTACCCTAACTGCTAACGCTGCTGTTCAAGCAGGTAACTTAGCAACTATAACAGCTAATTTAGGCGCAGTAAGTGGTTCATTAGCAAACTTAACAGCCAACACCGGCGGACTTGCTGGTGCAATTGTCACAGCCAACACAGCAATGAAAGGCTATGTTGACAGCGTATCAAATAATACATCGTATGGTAACAGTAACGTAGCCGCATACTTGGTAGCCAACCCACAGGGATCTACTTACAGCAACAGCAATGTGGCCAGCTATCTACCAACGTATTCAGGTAACATTGGTGCGCATACTGTAACAGGTAACGTGACTGCTAATTATTTCATTGGCAATGGAGCACTATTAACTGGTATAGTAGCCAGTGCTGGTACAACATACAGCAATAGTAATGTAGCCAGCTATCTACCAACATATTCAGGTAATGTTAACGCAGGGAATGTTAACGCAACATACATCTACGCATCAGGATACGTATCAACAGGTGCGGTATATAGTCCGACTATTGGTAACACAGGCGCAACACTAACCGGTACATTATCAACTGCGGCGCAGCCAAGCATAACACAAGTTGGTGTACTAACTAATCTAACTGTTACAGGTAACATCACAGCTAATGCTGGCGCATATTTTATTGGTAATGGAGCATTATTAACTGGCATAGTTGTTTCAGGTACAACATATAGTAATAGTAACGTAGCCAGTTACTTGCCTACGTACTCAGGTAATATTGCCAACGTTCGTTTAGGCACCAGCGGAGTATTAACCTTTGCTGATGGCACTACAATGACCACAGCCGCCTCAGGTGTAGGTAGTACATATAGCAATACTAACGTAACAGCATATTTAACCAGTGTAAGCATTGGACCTTATGCTAACGCCAATGTTATCGCTTATCTAACTACAAGTAATATAGGACCGTACAGTAATGCTAACGTAATTTCTTACATTACAGCTAATAATATTGGGCCATATGCTAACGCTAATGTGGCCAGCTACTTGCCTACATATACAGGTAATGTAGGTGCCGGTAATATTGTTGGTACAAGTGCTAACACTACAATTACTGCCAATAACTATACCACAACATTTGACATAACCGGTAATGTAACATTCCCAGGCAATATTATCACTACTCAATACCTATATGGTAATGGTGCGTTCTTAACTGGTATAGTATCAAGTGGCGGAAGTAGTAACTACAGCAACAGCAATGTGGCCAGCTACTTACCTACATATTCAGGCAATATTGCCAATGTACGTTTAGGTACAAATGGCAAACTAACATTTGCTGATGGTACAACAATGACCACAGCTGCAACTGGCGGCGGTAGTAGTTATGGCAACAGCAATGTGGCCAGCTACTTACCTACATACTTTGGCAATATTGGTAATGTTACCCTAGGTTCCAGCAGTATAGCATTTCCACTAGGCACACAGTTCTTTGAAATTAACAGCCTAGACAGCGAACTTTTAGTACCATATCAGTTTACTATCAATACCAGCGGTGGTAGTGTACAGTATACATTTGGCAACAGTGGTTATCTTGGCTTACCGGGTGGTTTAGTATTCCCAGATAGTTCACAACAAACTACCGGTTATAGCAATGCCGCTGTTCTAACATACTTAACATCAATCAATCCAGTTAAGATTGGAGCAAGTGCAGGCTCATCAAGTCAAGGTACAGACGCTGTAGCCATTGGTCGTAGTGCAGGTAAACAACAAGGCACAGAATCTGTTGCTATTGGTGTAATCGCAGGACAAACTAATCAAGGTAGCTGGGGTGTAGCAATTGGCAGCAGTGCTGGTACAAGCAATCAAGGTCAACGTGCTGTAGCTATTGGGGTCCAAGCCGCTGAAGTTACCCAAGGCGCAGGTGCAGTGGCTATTGGTGCTTATGCTGGTGATAATAACCAAGGACAATACGCAGTTGCTATTGGTACACACGCAGGTGACTCAAACCAACCAGCAAGCAGTATCATCTTAAATGCCAGCGGGTCAGCATTGAACGGCACCAACAGTGGCTTATATATCAACCCTGTGCGTAACGACCTAGCCAATGTGGCCAATGTTATCTACTACAACGCAGTGACCAATGAATTGACCTACGCACCTGCTCCAAGCAGTAGTAGTTATGGCAATACACAGGTAGCACAATATCTACAATATGGTAATATTAGTAACGTATCGGTGGCAGGTAACGTAAATGCCACTTACTTTATTGGTAACGGTGCATTACTAACTGGTATAGTATCCAGTGCTGGTACAACTTACAGCAATGCCAACGTAGCCAGTTACCTGCCAACATACAGTGGCAATATTGCTAATATTACCTTAGGACCAAGTGGCGTATTGACATTTGCTGATGGTACTACACAGACCACAGCCAGTGGTAGTGGTTATAGCAACGTAAACGTTACAGCATTCTTAGCCAACAGTTCAATACTAAACTTTGGCAACATAGGTAACACATACCCAACACAAAGCAATATCTCCCAGGTACTTGTTGGACAGCAAACAGCCTTAACATCAGCAGGTGGCACCAATACAACTACAACCTACCTGATGAACAACTTGTATTTTGGCGCCAACGGTGCTGCATTCTATCGTAATACACAATCAGGTGCTGCTTGGATAACTATTGCTGGTAGTGGTATCAACTTTGCCGGCACAAGTGGTGCAGTAACAGGTAATACTGCTCAGGGCATGGGTTCATGGGCACAACTTAATTCTACAGCTTTTGCTACACAAAATGCTGTGGGTATTACCAGTGCTGGTACATTGGCAGTCAACGGTACTGGCGGTATTACAACTACTCAAGGTACATTCCCTCTACTTAATGCCACAGCAACTACAATTAACTTTGGTGGTGCCGCAACAACAATAACTATGGGTACTACAGCCAGCAACGTATGGGTTGGTAGTGCTTTAGGTAACAACACCAAGGCATTAACTCTACGTGCCACTGGTGTTTGGAATACTACTGTCTATGGTAGTTCAAGTGGTGGTTATAACAGTCCTCCGTACAACAACGTAGCTACCACAGGTGGTAGTGGTGCGGGCATGACAGTAAACTTAACTGGTGTAGTTGGTGGTTACCCAAGTGGTGCCACAGTAGTTAACCCTGGCGTTGGATACAAGAACGGTGATGTTATCACTGCCACTGGTGGTGCTTACTTCACTATAACCAATTATAGTTCTATCAACACTGGTAACAGTGCAGCCGCTTATACATTAGACATTGACGGTAACCTAACAGTTCCAGGTAACTTAATTACCACTGGTGGATTGTTCATTAGTAATATTTCAAGTGCTAACTACATCACAGCTAATACTATCGTAACCACAGGTGGCTGGGGTAATATCAGCAACGTAGCTTACATAACAGCCAACACTATTATATCTACAGCATCAATTGTTGGTGACTTCAGCAATGCCAATGTTAATGCTAGAACAATATTTGTTACATCAGCTACTAACGGTACAACAGGAATCTACGCAGTACCAAACGGTTCTAGTACAGGTGCTGCATGGCAGGCTGTTAACAGTAGTAACTTAGCGGCCGCAAGTAAGATTATGATTACCACAAATGGTACTACTGATGTACAGTTAGTATCAGGTATTAACGGCGCAGGCACATACCTACCATTGAGCTTCTACAACAACGGTAGTGCGCAGATGCAGTTAACTGTAGCTGGTAACTTGAACATGACTGTGAACAACAGCATTGCTACAA